CGGTGTTGAAAGACGTAACAACCCAACTGAACATTCCTGTAGTTATTAATCGTAAGCCAATGGGTGACTTTGAAGTTGTAATGAAAACGATTATGCGTAAAAAAGACTTTAAATCAACTAGCCCATCGGTGGAGTACAAATAAATGAAAAGCTTTAACCAATTCTGCGAAGACATGCAGAAGAAGTATGGTAAAGGTTTATCTAAGTCAACCAACGATAAGCGCTCTGCTCAGTTTAAGAAGCAAGCTAAAATGGATGACGATGATCCTGAAGCTTATAAGCCTGCGCCTGGTGACAAGGAAGCTGAGACAAAGCCGTCTAAGCATACCAAGAAGTTTAAGCAAATGTACGGCGAGAGCATGAACACTGTGCATAAGTGGCAGTGGACTGAGAAAGCAAACGATGCTTGGGTAGCTGAGTTCAAGTCTCATAATAAAGTCGTTAAGGTATCTATTGAAACACCTAAGGCCAATGAAGCTGCAGTTTCTTTTGACCGCAATGACCGTGTATCGCTTGACGGTGACGGTGATGCAATGGGTGTATTTGGTACAGTCATCGATGTTGTTAAGGAATACGTTAAGACACAGAAGCCTGCTAAGCTCAAGTTCGAAGCTTACTACGGCGGCAAGAAGAAGCGTGCATCTGTTTACGAAAAGATGCTGAAGCGCAACCTCGATGCAGGATACGCATACAAGGTAAACGCTGGTAAGATCAGTTCGTCGTTTACAGTCTACAAAAAAGATGATATAAAAGAAGAAACGCTTGAAGAGAATAAAGCTGTAAAGAACAAGGCTGAAAAGTCTGGCATGCCTTATGGTGTTCTTAAGCAAGTTTACAATCGTGGCGTTGCTGCTTGGAAGACTGGTCACCGTCCTGGTACCACACCTGAGCAGTGGGGTTTGGCTCGTGTCAACTCTTTCACCACTAAGTCCAAGGGTACTTGGGGCGGAGCTGACAAAGACCTGGCTGCAAAGGTACGTGGCTAATGTTGCGGTTTACTGAATACTTGTTTGAAGGTGAAGGCAAGGTTGAGCCTTGGGAAGATGGTTATAAGCGTCGTGTCGTTAAGACAACTGACCCTGATCATAAAGAACAAGGCTACACCTGGCGTATCAAAGGTAAGTATAAAGACAACCTGAGCATTAAGCTATATAAAGATAAGCCGTCATTCGACGAATTCGAAAAACAAATGAAGCGTGTCGCTGGACATGAATTTGGTAGAGGATAAAAACCAATGGATTTCTTTTCTTTCCGTAAAACCCTGAACGAAGCTAAGCTTTCTACTAAAAAGCGCTTTGACATGTATAAGAGCGAATATGGTATTGATGCGCATGGTATGGCTGATCAGCGTGAAGCTGAAAAAGTTATCCGTTTTATTCTAAATAATAAAAAGGATTTGATGCCCGATGAAATGAAAACGCTGGTTGACAAGGGCTTTTTCAAAGAAGGTATTAAGCAAAATATTGAAGCTCATTTCCGGACTTATAAAAGTATTGCAAATACACAAGGTCTTGCTAAAGCTGGAAGTGAAAAAATGACCGATGCTGACCGACGCAAACAGGCTGAATGGATGGCTAAGCGTATGAATAATAATGCATGGATACAAAATTTTGACTACAATGCATTTATTAAAAAACATTTGAAGTAGGATAAAATAATGGACTTCTTTAAATTCCGTAAAACCCTGAACGAAGCAGCTGTATCTAAGCAACAACAGAAGCTGTTTGCTCTGGCTCTGGCTTACCGTAAGGGTGAAGTTCCTGCAGACGAAGTATCTGATACCGTTAAGAAGATGGCTAAAGACGTATCGATGAAGGAACTAGAAAAGTTTGCTGGTACCTCTCATAAGGGTCTGCCTGATAAGGTTGATGAAAAGATGGACCCAACCAAGCACGTAAATAAAGACGGCGACGAGTACGTTGTTGTTGATAAGAACGGTGAAGAGGTTAAGCGGTTCAAAGACAAGGACACAGCTGATAAATATGCAATCGACAACCATGACGCACTTATGATGCGGGAGGCCTAATATGTGTAACGAAACTGCATCAAGCTTAATCGAGAAAAACATTTATCGTGTTGGCTCTGAAAAATACTTTGAGTACTTCCGTGAACGCCGTGAGTGGTTTAACTACGGTCTGATGGATGAATTGTCTGACTTTGACAAGGGTATGCTCGAAGGCTCGATCGGTGAGTTTGCTGAATTCGAAGGTGAGATGGTTGCTCTCGAATGCCCAATGTATGAGTCGCTTGATGAAGCTGAATACAAAGGCGACACAGTACAGCTGAATAAGCCTAAGCGCGGTGGTGCTAAGAAGTTCTACGTTTACGTTAAGAATGATAAGGGTAATGTGATCAAGGTATCGTTCGGCGATACATCTGGCCTTAAAGCTAAGATCGATGACCCTGAAGCACGTAAGAACTTTGCTAGTCGCCATAACTGTGCTGAAAAGAAAGATAAGACAAAAGCTGGTTATTGGTCTTGTAACCTGCCACGGTATGCTAAGCAGCTGGGTTTGTCTGGTGGCGGAAACTTTTTCTGGTAATGAATCCGTATATTGATGAGCAGCACGAAGACTTCTTTATTAGAACCTTCGATGCTGCTACCGAAGATGATGAGCTGGTATGGCACCGTGATCGTTTTCGTCGTACTGTACATGTTCTTGCTGGCAAGGGTTGGCAATTACAATATGACAATGAAGAACCGATGGACCTGGTAAAGGGCATCGGTTATTTCATACCCGAAATGTATTATCATCGTTTACTACGAAAAAATGAGTGTAATGACACTTTAGTATTGAAAATAGAAGAAGCGAAGACACCGACTTTGCATAAATAAACATGTAGAAATATTAAAGAGGTAATTTGAAAGAATTGAACTACAGTTATATTATTTTTATCATTCTTGACATCCCCAACTGATGAAGTGGAAGATAGTATGCATGAAGGTAATTTAACCGTAACTGAGTGGTTTTTCATTGAGCTGAGCGATACCGCATGGTTCATGATTGAAATGATTCCAATTACAATGGCCATTGGCGCAATCATTGTATGTGGTTTTGCTTTAGGACAAACAACAACTCAGCGTGGTAAAGCTTTTTGTAGTTTAGCAGTTATCTGCGCATTGCTTTTAATCATTGCACAGGGAGGCTGGATCAGTGCTCATATTAATGATGCAAGCTGGTTCAAAAGTCTCGCAGATAATATCTGGACTATTTTTAATACCCTAGTGATGACGACGCTCATCCTAGGCAGTCGTATTTTTAAGTAGGACTTTCTTATGTTCGGCGGACGGTTAACACAGTTTTTATCAGAATCGGCAAAACGCATTTTGTCATTCAATACATCGTCCGCCGAAATTACTAGTGCGGGCGCATGCATTTTGATTGGCTTATTCTTAGGCCACTTGGGTATGCCTGCTAACATGCTAGAATTCCAACTGAATTTGATTTGGCAATTCGAATTGGTCGCATTAGGCGGCATTCATCTTTTTACTATTCTATACTTTTCAAGTAACTCATCGTTACGTATATGGTTGTCGTTTATTTCTGGATTATTCTGGTCTTACCTGATGCTCTCAGCATTTGCACATGATGAATCTATGACTGTTCTACTGGCTTTTATTATGGCACTAAGCATGTGGACAGGGTTTATCGCTAGGAGTTTCCGATGGGGGAAATAATTGCAATTATTAAAGCTATCACTGATTCTAACACTTCATTAATTGCCGGCTCGTTCGGCATTTTTGTTGCAGTAATCTTTATCTGGATGCGTGTCCGTAACATGACGATTACGGAGTACGATAGCACATACACACGTATGCAGAAAGAACTCGAAGGCTTGCGTGAAGAGAACCGTGCGCTACGAGAAGAAATCATTTCCTTGCAGCTGCGAATTGAAGAGCTATATAAAGCGTACGTCTTTAAAGACAAAGATGCTGAATAATCTTTTGTATAAATATATACATTATAATCCATTCTGGATAACATAAAGGAAACTAAAATGATTAAAGCTCCTAATTGGTGCAAAAATGCACTTATGTCCACACGGGGTTGGGTTGATCCAGAATCGGGTGAACTCTTGGTGTCCCGCCGTTTTTCTCGTGCTGAAGTAGCTGAGTACAATGGTCAAACAGAAGAAGCTGTTGCTGCACCTGTTGCTAAGCCGGTTGTTCTCAACGAAGTAATGCCTGAGCCTGTATTTGCTCCAGTAATGAACGAAGTACCTATGTTCGAAACTGCTGAAGAAGTTATGGTTGAAGGCCCTGATTTCCGTTCTATGTCTAAGCTACAAATTGAAGCATGGGCACGCGAAGAACTTGATGTTGAACTCGATCGTCGTAAGTCTAAGAACGCACTGATTGCCGAAGTTAAGGAACTGATGTAATGTCACACGATAAACTTATGGAAGCAACACTTGCGGCTATGACCGGTAAGCGCGCTGCCGACGTATCTGATCTAATTGCTGAAGAGACTATTGAAGAAGCAAAAGAAGTTTTGTCTCGCTTTGGTAGTGATAAGCTCAAGCAGAATATGATTAATCTTGCTCAACAAAAAGGTCTTAAAGTTAAAGACATGGGCGATAAGATTGAAGTTTCTGGTGCTGCTAAAAAAGTTATGGACCTGACTCTTGCTGCACAAAAGTCCGACGTAAAAGTTGAGCATGTTGAAGAAGCAAAGATCGATATGGAAGAAATGTGCGAAGACTGTGGTGAAGAGCCATGTGTTTGCGATGAAGTAGAAGAAAACTACACCGACAAGCAGGATGCATCGTACCGCGAACCGCCTGTTAAAAGCCTGAAGAAGATGAAGCAACGTCGGGCTGCTGAAAAGGGTAAAAAGCGTCCTGATCCTCTGCGTAATGCAAAGCCTATCAAGTTTGAATCTGTTGACGAAGCAGCTAAGCAAGGTCCAAGCGATGAAACTCGTGACACCTTCGATAAGCAGCTGAGCACTCGTAAGGGTGAAAAAGACTTTGTTGATGCACACGAAGTTGAGACGCAAGAAGATCCTGCACAGGAAAAGCCTGAGCCAGCTAAAGATGTAAAGAAGTCTCCTGCTCGTAAAGGTGATAAGACTGTACAAGAATCTTTCGAAGCTCTCCGTACTGTTGAAGAAGCAATCGAAGAAGCTGTTGGTGCTGATAAAACTTCAACAGAAAGCTTTTGGGTTGCAGTCGGTAAGGCACTAAAGAACAGCTCTGTAATTAGCGACGAAGTTAAGAAGGAACTGGCTTTCGAAAACCCTAAGGGTACTAACTCTACCATGGCTGTTAACCTGTGGGGTAACGTCAAGCGTGGCATGCGTAAGGGTCTTGGTCTCAAGGCACGCAAGTCTACCAATGAGTCTGTTGAACTTGATGAAGCGTTTTCTGATAGCCAGATTGCTAAGCTCAAAAAAGAGTATGAGCCACTGCGCAATAAGCGGATTTCTGTAGCTAATGCTAATAAGCTTCAGTCTGTTATTAATAAGTTTGCTAATGATAAAGACGCTCTTGAGCAGATTTACGCGGCAGACATTCCATTTGTTTCTGTAACGGCAATGACTACGCTTATGATTAAGCACGATTATAAAGCTGCTGATCTGAATAAGCTTATGGAAGAAGCTGACCTGGTAGAAGCTGCACGTGAAGCTTTCGAAGCTGGTGAAGAAACTTTTGTATTCGAAGGTAAGACTTACGCAGTTAAGCCTAAGAAAGAAAAGCTTGATCCAGTCGGCAAAGAAGACGATGATATTGATAACGATGGTGATACCGATGATACTGACAAGTACCTGAAGAGCCGTCGTAAAGCAATCGACAAAGCAATGGATGAAGACCTGAGCGAAGGCGGTGCAGGCAACCTGATAGAGACCGAAGCTGACTTTAAGAAAATTGATGCTATGTATCAAAAGTTAGAAAAGGCTATTGCGCGCAATAGCCGACATGTTAAGCGTTTTATTATGGAAAACCCATCCGCAGAGCAGAAGCTAGATATGGCACGTGAAGAATTGCGCCAGTCTGAGATGAGTTTTAGAATGATTATTCATAATCCTGACGATAGCTTGAACGAAGGCGGCGCAGGCAACCTGATAGAGACCGAAGCTGACTTTAAGAAAATTGATGCTATGTATCAAAAGTTAATAAAGGCGATTGCTAAAAATAGCCGACATGTTAAGCGTTTTATTATGGAAAACCCATCTGCTAAAGAAAAGCTAGACATGGCACGTGAAGAATTGCGCCAGTCTGAGATGAGTTTTCGAATGATTATTCATAATCCTGACGATAGCTTGAACGACTAAAATACATGCAAAGCGATTTGATTGAGGTTGACGAGGGGAACTTTCTCCTCGTCGCCGCACAACATTATAACAATCCGCAGTGTGCTAGCACTGAAGAGTTTTATAATGATTTGCAACGTATCAAATATATGAAGCGGCTGCTCAATAGATACTTGGCGACAGGTGAACTATCTGAGCGGCTACTTCTTAATCACATTATCGTATTCTTTAATGTATTTACGGTTCCTATTGCTGTACGTCTTTTGGCAGTTAAATTGGAATATAAATACTGGGGCGTACTCAAGGCATACATGGTATTCCTTAATTACATCGAGCCAACTGATTTGGTTGGTATAGATATGGATACAGAAACTATTAATAAGTTACGGGAGATATAAGATGAGTTTGCTATCGATTGGTGCTGATGCAATCTATACCTTCCGTTTTATTAAACTATTGGTAACTCCATTTGATAAGACTGAAGCATTCAAGCTGGGTATTATTGATAAGGATGGTAAGCGTACCGATAAGAAGATCGAATCTTCTAAAGAACGTTCGACCTTCACTACATTCCATCGACTGGTATTTAATTTGAAGAAGCTACTGGGTGCAGCACCAGGTGGTAAGACTCGTCTTGCTTCCTATGCATCTGCCTTGTTCCTGGTTAAAGAACATGCTGAACTGACCGATGCATCTGTTGAAAAGATTCTCGATAAGATGGGTCTTGAGGCTGTCGACTTGATGGAAGAGCACAATGATTGGTTTATGCTAGAGGGTGACGTCATGTCACATGGCATTTATCGTCTACGTGATGGTAACAAAATGCTCAAAGATACCATGACCGAATCTGCTAATGCTAATGATCAAGTGCGTATTGCACAAGGTTCTAAGCCTGTTGGTGACCTGATGGGCATTAACATTTATGAAGCAACTCATATCAAGACAGGTAAAAGTCTTTATATTACAACGGCGGAGGTAATGAAATAATGGAAGCTACAACCACTGCATCGATTCCAGATGCCTCAAATGTAAAGACACCTAACAAAAAGAAGCAAGGCAAAGTCCTGAAACGCTTTAAGCAATTCATCAAGACAGACATGCGAGATTCGGCCGAATAAAACTGTTTACTCTTCATGCTAAGCGTGGTATATGTATATATAATATACCAACAAAATAAATGAAGAGGAAGATGGCTTATGTTCGGTCTGTCGAATAAGCATTTAGGTATCAAGATCGATACCACACGAGATGAAAACCTCTCGGAACAATCTCAAAAACTACTTAAAGATTATTACTGTAAGGATGACGAAAAGTCTCCTCAGCACGCATTTGCACGTGCAGCCGTTGCATTCTCTGCCGGCGATCTGGAACTAGCTCAGCGTATTTACGATTACGTTTCTAAAGGCTGGTTCATGTATTCCTCACCCGTTCTGTCGAACGCACCGAACCCTGGTGAGAAGGCCAAAGCACTTCCTATCTCTTGTTTCCTTTCTTATGTACCTGATAGCCTCGACGGCTTGATTGATCATACCTCTGAACTTCGTTGGTTGTCCGTTAAAGGTGGTGGCGTAGGTGGTCACTGGTCTGATGTACGTTCTGTATCTGATAAAGCACCAGGTCCAATGCCTTTCCTCCATACTGTTGATGCTGATATGGTTGCTTATCGTCAGGGTCGTACTCGTAAGGGTTCGTACGCCTCTTACATGGATATCTCTCATCCTGATATCATTGAATTCATTAACATGCGTATTCCTACTGGTGATGTGAACCGTAAGAACCTGAACCTTCACCATGCAGTTAACCTGACTGACAAGTTCATGGAAGCTGTACGTGATGGTGAGATGTGGGACTTGGTTGATCCAGCTGATGATAAAGATGTGCGTGAAAGCATGCCTGCTCGTAGGCTGTGGGAACTGCTTCTTGAAACTCGTTACCGTACTGGCGAACCTTACCTTAACTTTATTGATACAGCCAACCGTGCACTTCCTGAAACACAGAAGGCATTAGGTCTGGAAATCAAAGGTTCGAACCTCTGTAACGAAATTCATTTGGCTACCAACGAAGAACGTACTGCAGTTTGTTGTTTGTCTTCCGTTAACCTGGAACACTACAACGAGTGGAAAGACACTAACATGATTGGTGATCTGACTCGCTTCCTGGATAACGTACTTCAGTTCTTTATTGACAATGCACCAGACGAAATTGCACGTGCACGTTACTCAGCAACTCAAGAACGTTCCTTGGGTTTGGGTGCAATGGGGCTCCATTCTTATTTGCAGCGTAATGCTATACCGTTCGAGTCCGAAGAGGCTGTACGGGCTAATATGGCGGTCTCAGAGCACATCTATGCTCAGGCTGTAGCTGAATCACTTCGTATGGGTGAAGAGCGTGGTGAAGCACCTGACATGAAGGGTACCGGTCGTCGTAATGCTCATATGCTTGCTATTGCACCGAATGCAAATAGTTCAATGATTGTAGATACTTCGCCTTCTATTGAACCATGGAAAGCAAATGCATTTACCTCTCGTACTCGTGTAGGTTCACACCTGAACAAGAATAAATACCTCGAGCAAATCTTGGAAGAAATGGGTAAGAACACCGAAGAGGTTTGGACCTCTATTATTACTAACGGTGGTTCTGTTCAACACCTGGATTTCCTTGATCCAATCGTTAAAGACATTTACAAGACAGCAATTGAGCTTGATCAGAACTGGGTAATTCGTCTTGCTGGTGATCGCCAGAAGAACATTGACCAGGGTCAGTCTCTTAACTTGTTCTTCCCTGCTGGTGCTGATAAAGCTTACTTGCATAAAGTACACTTTGCTGCATGGGAACAGGGTTGTAAAGGTCTATACTACCTACGTACGGAAACTTCTAACCGTGCCGAAAACGTCTCTGAGAAAGTAGAGCGTGAAAAGCTTGACAACATTGTTGCTGAGTTTAATAATGAAGAAGATGATTCAAACTGTATTGCGTGTGAAGGATAATATAATGGACGTAACAATTTACTCAAAAGACGGTTGCCCTTTCTGTGATAAGGCAAAGGCGTGGTTCCAATCTCATGGGATCACGTACACCGAGAATAAGCTGAATGATCAAGAAGTGCGTATGGCT